TCCGTTGGAATACCTTTTAATGGTCCATCTTGTAATTTTTCAGCTGCTTTATCTAGTTGATGACGGATCATTCCATATTTATCTTCATTTACTTCTTTATCCTCAGCTATTTCATCAGCATAATCATCTACATGACCATTTTCTCTCATACCTGGAGCTTTAATCTCACCAAATACTATTTCTTCCAAAGCGTTGGCTAAATCATCACCATCAATAATACCTTTATCAAAAGAATCTAATTGCATTCTGATTTCTTTTTTCATTTTTAATAGATCATAATCTGCATTTTGCATTTCATCCATTGGCATATCTTTTTCTTCGTTTTCTTCGTACATTGGTTTTGTTGTTTGAGTTACATTTGATTGTTCTTTACCGCTTTCACTACGTTCAGCATCTACAGCTGATGAATATCCTTTACCTTTAGCACTTGGACTAGCTACTTGATCAATGTTATCAACATTATCTTCACTACCTCCATCTTTACTAAATAAATCTTCCATAAATCTACCTTTAACAATTTCAAATCGATTATCGCCTCTGAATAAATCCATAGCTAATCTGATATCATTACCTCCAATGCTATAATCATATTCAACATCAACATGATTAGGATCTCTAGGATCAAAACCAAATTTATAATCATAAACAGTAAATCCTCTTTCTTGCTTATTGCCTCCTGGTACTGCAAATTCTCTGTCTACAACTTCAAATTCCATATTAACCTTTCCATCACCTGAAGGACCTTGTAATTCTCTAACTACTACTTCTCCTTCTTCCTCTAATTCATCCATTTTATCAATGATATGTTTAGCTGTAGTTCTTAAAGTACCAATTCGGCCTCCACCTATGTACTCATTTAATATGTCTGATAAGTTATATTTGCTCATTGTTTTTATTTTTTCTTACTAGCGGTTACTTTGCTTTCACCTTTTGTTACTGTAACATCTGTATCTGTAACATCTACTTGCATTGGATCATCTTCTTTATCTGATAATTCCTTAATTAAGCTCTTAATTATTTCTAATTCAGGTTTTTCTTCTTTTTCAACTGCTCCAACAATGTGTTGTAAAATACCTATCATTGCCATTGCAGCGGTTGAAACTAAACCAATAACAGCAGTTAAAGCACCGCCTTCTAGAAATTGAGAACTTACTACACCGATTATTACTAATACTGTAATGTAATTAATAGCATGTTTACCTAAATGCTTAGATGCTATTTCTTTAGCTGTGTTTTGAGCTTCAATTTTATTAATCTCAATCTGTGCTAAAATTTCCTCTTTCAATTTTTCTCTACTCATTGATTATTTTTTCTTACGACCTTGTCTTTTTTTACCTTTGACAGCAGCACCAACGTCTCCGATTTGGTTACCTACTTCTTTAGCGGCATCAACAACATCTTTTAATTCTTTTTTTACGTTTTTGGCTCTTCGTTTTACTTCTTTAACTCCATCTTTAACATCTTCTACTGCGTCTTCGATTTCGTCAGGGATAAAGTCGCCATCTCTATCATTAATTTTTCCTTTCTTGTAGAAACCGAAATAATAAATTGCTGCTCCGACTGCTACTATTACTACTATAAGACCTATAATTTTTAACATAATTAATTGTATTGATTAAACTTTTTTTGTTTATTATAAATATATAAAGGTTAAGTTAAGTTATATTTTTGTTTCCATTTATCAATGAATGACTTACCAACTCCTACTTCTAATATTTCAGCTATTTCAGGTACACCAGGTAACTTTTTAGCTGTTAATACATAGTCAATATTTTTTCTAAATACCTTTATTTTTGTTTTAGCATTTGAACGATTAGATGTTTTAAATACCATTACAACAGGTGATTTACCATACATTCGCTGTTCAATTTTAGGTTTAGGATACTTAGTAGTATCATTATTAACTACTTTCCAACAACCATTTGGGCTTTTATTTCTATCAAAATAATAAACAGTATTACCAGTATCTAGTTTCCATTTATCTAATCTAACTGTTTGTTCGCTTGGTCTACCTCTATTTTCTGCCATATTAACTATTTAAAATAAAACTAATAGTTGGTCTGTATGATCTATCATTATCAAACTCAACCTCATAATCATCAATACCTTTACATTTATATCCTTTTTTCTTTAAGGTTTCTCTAATTAATTTTTTTTCTTTATTAGACCAATTTTGATTATCATTTTTAGTAAAATACCATCCTTGTATTCCATTATAAGTACCTGATCCTAATCTTGGTTGGTCAGTATATTTTATACCACCACCAACTGATTCAGACCAATCAACTTGATAATCAATTTGAATGCCTACTTTTTCTAATGCTTTAGCTAGCGTTTTAAATTTATTCTTGTTCATATAACCTATTTATTGTTTTCTTTAATATAATAATATCTCTAATATTAGCACACTTTTCATATTCTTCTTCTTCAGTAAAATATTCAAGTAAATCTTCAGCTAATTCCATTTCACTTATTGTTGGGTCTGGTATAAAAACCATATCTTCTACCTCATCACTATCATTAGGTTCATAAGTAATTTCTTCACCTAATAACATTCTATAACCAACATTCATTGCTTTATCTACTAATTCGTATCCTTCCATATTAAAACGGTAAGGGTTTATCTTCGTCTTTAGATACTGGTTTAGAAATATCATCTAATTTTCTATTACCTAGAGTACCAAATGGTTGCTCAACAATATCTGTTACTTCAGAATCTTGAACATTCATTATTGCATTAATCGAATCATTAACTGCATGTGACTTTTTTCTAGCCATATAATCATTATCAGCATAAACATATGCTTCAAATGTAACAACGTATCTATTTTCCTTCTTGCTCATTTCTTAATTTTTTAATGTGTTTACAATTACCAAAACTTCTCCAAGCACCAGGACAAGTACAAGTATATTTACCTGAATCTGGGTAGAATCTCGTTTTATAAATAGTATCACTTCCTGAAGCCGGAGTTTCTACTACTACAGTTTCAAATTTTCTTTTAGGTTTTGGTTTAATCCATTCTATATCATTTACAGTAGTACCTTTAACTACTTCTTTCCATAATGGCATTAAATATGTTTTACCATTTAATTCTAGTATTGTTGGAGGCATAACAGAATGTGTATATTCATATCTGAATCTCCTAACAAATATAGATGGGCCAAATCCTTTAGGATTAAAACCAAATGCTTCACCATCTGGCCTATGCATAATTCTAGTCCTAAAATTTCCGTATTTATTTAAATTTTTAAATTCCCAAAGTGCCATAACTATTTATTTTTAGTTACCATCACATTATCTCTACCCCATAAAGCAATAGCTTTATTTTCGTACTTATTCATTTCTTCTTGATCATCTGATTTGAAAATTAACTCCATTTTCTCACCATTGTCTACCTTTAAATATAACATAACCTTTATTATTTTTCTTATTTACCCTGTAAATATACGAACCCTCTCTCGGGTAACCAAATTTTCCCGCAGGGATTTAAAATATTTCCTGATAAAAGCCTTCCCAAGGCATTAACCTACTAGAATAAATACAAGCATACATTGCTCTAATTCTATCAGTTTTATTATAACCAGAACGGTGGTAAGTGTTTCCATCAAGAGCAATAATATCTCCTGCCTTAGTTTCAACTAAATCCCAATTACCAGTTTCTTTATTTTTCATTTCTAAGGCACCTGATTCTTTTGTTGAACTAGTTAGCGCCCACATAAAATTAATAGTTTGAAAATCCCCATTTAAAGCACCTTCAGGATCAGGACCATATTGGTTATCATAATGCTCATCAAATTTTAATTCTTCATCAGGCATTTTAACTACAACTTGATCATTAAATAAATAAATTTGTTTAGTATCAAATAATGTTGGAACAACTTTACGCATAAAAGGATGTAAATAACTGGATAATAGTCTTTTTTCTAATTTAGAAGCCATTTCAAGACCCCTCCAGTAAGTACCAGTTCCCCATTCTCTAGGTTTACCTATCTCACTAATTTTATCCTTTTTAAGATTAATAGCTAATTTTCTAGTTGTAGCTAAAGTATCTGAGGGTATTATATTTTTAATTAGTAAATAACCTTGTTTATCAAAAACTTTTTTATTTATTTTCATCTAAATTTTTCAATCGATGTTTTTGTTTCCTTGTATATGTTTTTTTACTTTTATATACATTAGGTCTAGTAGCATCCCATATTTCTTGTTGTGTTACTTGTATTGTTTCTAATTTAACAGAATGCTTCTTCATCATTATCTATTTTAGGCTGAATTTCAAGAGATAAAAGTGTACATAATTCTTTCAGTTTACCTGATTCATGTACAAATATGAAGTCTTCATCAGTCATATTATTAAATAATTGTACAGTACTTATTTGCATGTTTTTATTAATGTTTATCATTTTAAAGTACTTATAGGATTAAATGTAACCGTGAACTATCTACCTTGTCCTCTATAAGCTTTTTTATATCCATTTTGTCCTCTAGAACTATTTTTGGAGTGAACCCCAGGTCTTTTAGTTCTTTTAGGTTTGGAATAAGTGCCTAACTGTAATCTTGCCATTGTATTTTACCATAAATATACAATTAAATGATTAAAGTGTAACCCCCAAATTGCTTCATATAAGAAGTCATTTTGGTACCATACCCATCTTTAAATTCATATCCTTTCCTAAAGAATTTACGAACATTTCCTTGCCCAGCCAAATGAGCTGCAGCAAGTACTCCTGATTCTGTAATTAATACTCCATGTATTACTTGTCCTTCATATTTGTCAATGAATCGTTTTAATTTTTTCTTATTATGTTTTAATAACTCATACATTGCCTGTTCTTGTAATTCAGGGCTATTTAAAAATTCATCTTGAGTTACTTTAAATCCTAATCCCTTAAGAGTTGATTTACCAAATTGATATTTACCCATGTAACCATAGCTATTTACTATATCATATCTGTTACCTGATTCTCTAAACCCAATTGCATCTAAAAATTGTTGGTGTGATGTTGGTTTAATTTCAATCTTTTCTATTACTAATGGTTCAACTGGTATATTAACTATTTCTTTAATTGGTAAATTTACTAATTGTTCTGCTTTTATGTTTTTCTTATACGCCTTAAACGCAGTCATAAACAACACTGCTATTAAGCAGATAAATAATCTTAATAAAGTTTTCATGTTAAAAGTTTTTAAGAAAGTCGCCTTTAATTGTTTTGGACTTTAGTTGTTGTGCTTTTTCATCATTCTTGAGCATTTTATCTGTTAATCGCTCTAAATGTTTGCTTTTTTGTTTATCATAATCTTGAGTTATCTTATGATGTTTTTTATTTAATGATTTAATTTTTCTCATATTCTACTTACATATTGGTTAGGGTCATCAGATTCATCATCATCTAGTCCTAATTCCTTTAAGCGTTGTAAATGGTAGTCATCTACCTCCCACTCCACTTTTTCAGACGTTCCATAATGCTCCTGCTTACTTTCAATCTGCTTAATATCTTTAGAATTAAAAATGTCCCCAACTGTTAAAAAATAGTGATTATAGCATAACAATTCAATGTTATCTAAGCTATAGTTATTGGAATTATTATCTTTGAAGTGCAACAATAGTGGTACTTTATAATCAAGTACTCTTCGTTCTTTAAATTTACATACAGAACATTCCTCTAATAAATATCCCTGTTCTATAAGAGCATACTTAAGTTTAGCAGGAGAAAATGAATTTGAATCAATTCTACCTTCAATTATTTCAAGCATGTGAGGCATCTTTTTAGGTCCTCTCAAAAATTTGGGAATACCTTTACCAGCTTGGTTTTTATGTTGCTCAAACAAGTTATACATTTTAGCATACTTCTTATAATGTTGATAAGAAACATGCAAGTATCTAGCAGCAGCCATATTTGATTTGGTTACGCCTTGAGCTGCTACTATCTGTTCCTTGCTTAAGAATTTCTTCTTATTCGCCATCTGTATTTTTTATAACCATGGGGCCGATCAGATTTCTATCTTCATCCATGTTTTGCATTTCGGCCTTACCTGTTTTAGGGAGATCTTTTAATGCTTTCTCATTACGCTGATAAGCTTCAAATTGTGAATCATCCATAATTACAGTTTCAATCCAAGTATGATCACCTTCACCCATCATAACAGGGATTCCGTGTTTCTTACCTTGGCCTTTACCATTTTCAGAACAAGTAATACAATAATCATATCCATACTGCAATAATCTTAATTCTGGCATTGGCTCGCCACAACTTTTACAAGGTATCATTTTTAGTTTCATATTGGGTTTTTTCATAGTCTGTAACATAAATATATTAATTTAATTTAAATTTAAGTAAGCCATAAGGATTCCTTATACTTATTTTTTAATAATTTCTCCATAATGTATAGATTTGCTGAATAAACAATGCCATCTATTACTTTGTTTTCTGGTGCTTTTTTAAATCTAACTTCTACTTCATCGCCAACTTCTAATCTTTCATTTAAGACTTTCATTGTCTTATAACTACCATTTCCTGGTTTTAAATGTTTACCTGAACTTCTATAGCCAGCAAATCTTTTTCTACTATTTGAATTTACACCTTCACCAAATATACCTACTTTTCTTATTTTTCCCTTAACAATCATAATGTATATTCCTCTTTGAATATTATCTTCTGATGATATTATAGGAACATCAATATAACCTTCTCTAATTTTTTTAATTATCATACTTCTCTTTTATTACCGTGAACAACTTTTACTGTTGGGAATCTTAAACTAATCCCACCTTTATCATTTTTAGTTTCCTCAAAATATTGAACTGTAATCGTTTTACCTACAATTGAACCATCCATGTATTGCAATCTTTGGTCTTGAGTCCAACCACTACCAACTTTTACTTTATGTCCTTTATGTTCAATCCATACTTGAGATAACATTTTAATTGTTTCTGATCTACCGTCTCTAACTACCTCATGATCATCAATATCAAAATCGATTACTTCATACTCAGCATCATAGAATTTTTTTACTTTAAGTAAGTTTTTAGTACGCTTACCTTCATAACTAACATCTTTACGTAGCATAAATCCTTCCCATTTATTATCAGTTGCTATTTGACCCCATTTATCAAAGTGTCTACCATCTGTGATAATAAATTGATCTGTATAACGTAAAATATTAGTTGTAATATATCTACCTGTTAGGAATCCTCTTAATGCTCTTAATCTTTCACTCAATATAGGACCACCTCCTTGATTATCAAAATTAGGTTTATGAATCATATCAAATATCATGAATATAGGATTTTCGATTTGATGATCTTTACGTCTAAGTTCTTTCATTACACCTTGAAAATCTTCATTACCATTTTCATCCATTAAACAAATCTCACCATCAAATACAGTATTAATAATACCTGTAGCTTCAATAGCTTCTTTTACTTTATTTAATGTAGTTAATTCTTTACCCATTCTAGAATAAAGTGTACATTCACCTTCATAGTTAACTACAGCTAAACATCTAACACCATCTAATTTTCTTGATGCATACCAATTGTCATTTTTCCAATCACATTTACCATCATATTCTTTAGCCAATGCAACCGAGAATTCAGGTACTAGACCAGGAACTGCTTTGTTGATTATTTTAGCACTAGCTCTGATGCCTAAATCTTTGTCAATGATTTTGTAAATAAGAGGGTCATATTTAGACTGAGCGTGAGCGTTAATTAAGGAAATAGCTTTATGTCCTGTAACTTCCCTACTAGTAAGTTTATCTAGTAGCTCGTACAGAGCTAAATCCTCAGTTTTATCGACTTTATCTTTATTCTTAATACAAGTTTTACTTGTAACGTAATATTGTTTAAATGGATTATAAGTATATTCTAGTAATCTATGAACATCTGAACTTGCGTTCTTAATTATTTCCACTTTTTGCGTGCTACTACTTGTAGCACGCATTTCTTCTATAAATTTAAAATATTCTAACATAAATTTTTATTTAAAATGATGCATTCATTGGTTCAGTAAACAACCATCCAACATGATTTGCTTGATCTAAACTGAAATGCAATTTATTCATTTCACCACCTCTACGGTTCTTACTAAACCATACAGCTCTACTACCTTCAGGAGTAAATTTAATATGAGCCATTGCAGTAATCATATGTTTAAATCTATTACTACCAGCAAACTCACCACCTTTAGTAACCTGTTGAATGATCATAAAATTAGTATTTCTTTTTTCTTGGTTTTCACCTTTATTATGCTTCTCAAATAAATTCAACAATTGAGTTTCTGCATTTTTCATAGTACCACCATGAAAATCTACTATTGCAACTGCAAGCTCAGCAAATGAATCTACTAAAACTGAATCAAATCCTTCACTAAGAATAGCTTTTAATATTACTAATGGATCTCTTTCAATCCAATCACCCATAAACAAAATTGGCAATTGACCGAATTTAGGGAATCTTTTAACCATTCCAACCATATCAATCTGATTCATCTCACCAGAAATAAACAATACTTTATTACCATTTTTTTTCATATTAGCAAGCATATCTAGTAATATAGTAGTTTTACCAACACCTGGATCTCCAACAAAAGCAACATTAGTACCTTTCATCATTCCACCTTCACTTGAAAGCAAAGCATCGATTTTAGTACCAGTTTTCATTGGAACGAACAATTGTGGATCAAATTTAAATGAATCCATTGTCATTGTTGTTGGTTTGAATCTTTTTGAAACTGTCGATCCTACAAATTGTTTTTTACTTGGACGACCTCTTTTAATTTTAATATTTGACATAACCTTTATTATTAATTATTATTCTTATTTACGTTGTAAATATACGAACCCTCTCCCGGGTAACCAAATTTTTCCGCGGGAATCTTTATTCACTTGAATAATGCCATTCCCAATCTTGGTCAGCAGAACATGCAATTTTATCATATTCTTCATTATACTCTTCAATAGTTACCCATTTATCGATTTCACTATCGTAAATCATTCCATCTATAATTTTAGTCATATATTATTTTTTTTAATTTTGTCCAATATACAACCTTTTTTCTGCGTATCCTAGTTTTTTTGCATAAGTGTTATTACTTCTTTTTCAACAAAGCCTTGTTTTTTAAAGAAATCTAATGTAGTAGGTTTACAATAGGCAATTAATTTATAACCATTTAAATGAGTATTTATATAATTCATTCTAGTTTCAAATAACATTTTATAAACACCTTTACCTCTATAATCAGGATGAACATATGAATCTTCTAATTTTAAAGTATTATCTGGTAGAAAAGTCATATTACACCAGCCTATTTCTTTACTAGCCGTAACTGCTACCCAACCACAAGACGGATGTCTTGAAGGATCAGGAGTATTAGTCGGCAGTCTAAAACCAATAATTTGGATGTCCATAAAAATAGGGGTTATACCCTATAAATATATAAGGAGATATAATAAGTTATGACTATTATATGACAGCTCGCCCTTTCATGTTTTCCCAATCACGATTTTGTCTAACTTGCTCATTCTTAGTATTAGTGGAAATTAACATAGTTGGGTGTACACAAAACTCTTCAGCTACTTTAATTAATGCTTTAACATCTTTAGGAAAACAATGACCACCATAACCAAAATCACCATCTGGACCTGGTACTGCCCAATGTGATTTACCTAAACGTTCATCATAACAAGCATATTCAATTACTTTATCATAATCAACACCTAGCCCTTCACATATCTGATACATTTCATTTGCAAATGATACTTTAGTAGCTAAGAAGCTATTAGTAATATATTTAACCATTTCAGCATAAGTTGAATCTGTTTTAATAATAGATGCTTTGGGAAATACTTTAGCAAATAATGGTTTTAATGTAGTAGTTATACTTCTAGGACCACCTAATAAAATTCTAGTTTGGTTTTCATAATCTTTAACAGCATTAGCTTCAGTTAAAAATTCAGGATTAAATACAATATTTAATTTTTCAAATTGGTTATTCCATTTTTGAGTTGTACCTGGTGGTATAGTTGATTTAACAATAACTGTTTTGACTACAACATTAGATTCAGCTGATTCAAATTTACATTTTTCATTTAAATCTCTTAATTCTGCTTCTACTATACCAAGATGACAACTACCATCTTCACTCATTGGTGTAGGTAAACAAACAAATATAGTATCACACTTATAAAATATTTCTTCACTTGTAGAGTTACATAATCGTGCTTGTAAATCGTAAGTTAATACTTCATAATAATTTTTAAATTTTTGATAAACAGCGTTACCAACAAAACCTTGTCCTATTATTCCTATCATTTCCAAAAACTATAAATTCCTTTATCTAATTCATAACTAGGCCATACAAATCTATCTCTCATAGGTTGTTCTTTAGCCCAATTCCACATTTCACCTAAACCAGCTTTTAATGATGTTTTATGTTCAAAACCTAATATATCAATTGATTTCTGATATGTTGGTATTGAATGTTTAACTTCATGCCTTGCTTCTTTAAATACTGTTTCACCACCTCCAATTACTGTTTGAAGTATTTGATTAGCATGTAATATAGAATGTTCAGCTATACCTCCTAAGTTAATAATTTGTTTACTAGCTTCATCTCTTACAGCTGCATTCCAAAGTGGTTCTAATGAATCATCTATATAACTAAATGCTCTTGTTTGTTTTCCATCTCCAAATATAGTCATTGGTTGACCATTTAAATGTTGGAACATCCAAATACCAAGTACATTTCTGTATTTATCCCAAATATTTTGTTTAATACCATAAACATTATGAGGTCTAATTATACAATAATCTAATCCATGTTGTTCAGCTGCAATTTGAATATCCATTTCACAAGCATACTTTGCAACTCCATATGGATCAATTGGTGCTTGTTGTTGATCTTCATCAAAAACTCCACCATAGCCATGACCATACACAGCTAATGTAGACGTAAAAACCAATCTTTTAACGTCATGCTTTATACATTCATTAACTAATCGGGCTGTTGCCTTTAAATTGTTATCATAATTGTAAGCACGTATAAAAGGCGATAATCCTTCAGCAGCATAAGCAGCAAAATGATATACGTAGTCAATTTTATGTGCTTCAAATATATTTTCAATTGGATGATTAACTAAATCCATTTGCCAAAATTTGACTTTAGGATGAATATTTTCTTTAAAACCACCACTTAAATCATCAACTCCAATTACATCATACTCTGGTTTGTTTTCTATGATCCAATCAGCTAATCTACTACCTAGTAGACCTGCTACACCTGTTATTAATATATTTTTACTCATATTTTATACCTTTTACTATTTTACCATCTTTAGGATTGTGAGATAAATTATTATACAAAGATGGTGCTATTCCCCATTTATACATAAATAATTGAGCCGCCGGTCCTTCTGTAGCCCTAAACATTTCACCTTCTTTCCCATTCTTTGTAGCTGAACTACCAAAATGGTATAGGTGCGCTTCGTGTGTTCTAGTAAAGCCGATACCGTTTAGATCTAATTTCAGAAAGAAATCCCAATCGCATATAAAAGGTGATTGGTACATCACATCAAATCCTCCTACTATCATATAATCTTTTTTATACATAGCAAAGGGGAATATACCACCATTTAATGTTAATTTATCTTGTTTTATTGACTCTGCATATTTAATAAACCCTTTATAATCAAATTCTTTAGGGTTACGTCCAAAGTCTTTTACTGGAAAATCAAATATACCTGGACCTGTTGGTTCAATTTGATTTAATGTTAATACACTATTTTTATTTAATGATTTTTCTATTACTGTATCCCATCCTTTACAAAATACATTATCATCGTTTAGTATAAATATAATTTCATTTGAAGCGTTTATAACACCTAAATTAAGTGCTTGCTGCATACCTTGATTATGACCTAAATCTAATACTGAAATATGCTTTTTATATTTTTCTAATACTTCTTTACTTTCATCATAAAAACCATCTACTGCAACTATAATTTCATTATCATTATCTTGTTGATCAATAGCTGATTGTAAACAAATATCTAAATAATCTGGATTTCTATAAGTTGGGATAATTACACTAATCATATTTTACTCCAATCTGTTAAAGGTGATAACCAAGCTGTTTCTCCATGTGTAGCATAACCTGGTATCGGTGTTATTAATAGTTCATTATTTTCTCTTAATTCCAAAAACATTTGAAAGTCATTTGGGTGAACACCTGATGTATGCTTTCTAAGTATTGATTCACACCTTTTTAATGTACTGACCTTAGCTGCAAATGTCATTGTTGTACTGTTTGTTATCTTCCAATGTACTGAATCTGTTTTATATACCCTAGTATTTTCAGCTCCTCCTTCACAATATGGATTACCACCTTCATTTGGTGAAATATATTTGTCTGGGTGATCATATAATGAGACAAATGATGCTCCTAATGTAAATCCTTCTCGTAATATTTTATAGCTACCAGGTTTATGTAAATAGTCATTTTCTAAAAAATATATAATATCATCATCTTGATAATATAAAGCTTCATCTAAAGCTATATTAAATGTTTTAGCACCATTACCTACTTGTCTATAATCAATACTTGATCTAGTAACATATTTTTGAATCATATCATTAGTTTCTTGACTAATGTTATCAGCTATAATAGTAAAATCAGCTGAAATAGGAGTACCATCTTTACCTGCAAATGTATTGACAGCATTTGCTAAACATGCTTCATTATTAATATAATCTGGTTTTACTTTATTATAACCAGCATCCGAAATTCGATACATTATTTTCATTGTAATGTACTATAATAATTGTTTTGTTTTTCTTGTCTTTTTATATCTTTAGGATGATATAAGCAATATTCTTCTTTAGCTGGTAATGTTGAGTAATGGCTAAATCCTTCTAATACTTCATGTACTTTATTTTTCCAATTAATGTCAGGTACATTTTTCCAAATACGCCATTGATAATCAGGGAAATTAACATGACCTTTTTCATCAACTCTCCAACCCCATTTTACTATATGATCTTGAGTTAAACCTTCTACTGTATTAATTCTAGGTACTAATACAACTTCAATCTTTTCGTTTGATTCTAATATTGCAGGTAATTGATTTATTAAATTTTCATTTGGTATTTCATCTGCATCAATTTGAAATATATAATCACCAGAACACATTTCTGTTAGTTGGTTTTTCCAATCAGCAAAATGATTTTTAAATGTAGCTGCTTTATATACTACATTTTTTTCATCTTTAAGTTCAATAATACGATTCCATACTTCAGCCGTACCATTTCCTTTATCAAATAAAATTACAACTTCATCTTCTTTTCTTCTAAACTTTAAAAGAATATTTAATAATTTAGTAACTTCATCTAATTCGTTACAAACAGTAATTGCATAACTTATTTTCATATCTATTCTGGTAATAATCCAATATACGATAAAGCATCCATATAATCACGTTCTTTAAAGTGTTTTAATGTTTGCATATCAGGTTTATATTCTGTTAATGTTCCATCTTTATTTTCCATTGGCTTATCTAATTTAACAGCTTTAACAGCAGCCCAAGCCCAATCTCCATCTCCATTTCCATCAGCATAAACCATTCCACTTTCAGGTATATTAATCATATTAGGTAACCATGTTAACCCAGTTTCAACATCTGTCCAAGCTAAATCTTTATACAATTCAGGTAATACTTCCCATTGTTCTGTATAAAAAGGTTGATCAGGTGTCATTAAACTATTAGTCCAAAAACCACAAGATATACTATAGTAATTAGTTATCTCAGGTGTTACTTCTATTCTATAACATAAATCACCACCTGATTTAGGGCAATTTATTATTTCATCATATTGTTCCATTAAATTTTCTTTAAATTAGGAGTTGACAATGACGGAGTATCCATTGAAGGTAAATTCAATTTTAATTCCGTAGCAAATTCAGGTAAATTATCACTTAAAATTTTACCAACTAATTCTTTCATTTTATCAAAACTAAATTCTGTCTTAATATAATGTCCTTGCTGTTTAGCAGGTCCAAGATATTTTTTATAATTGGTAAATACATTTTTCATTGCATCTTTAGCCTGTTTAGGATTAACTTGGAACCATTGGTATTCTTTTTTAATCCATTGATTAGCAGCACTTGGATGTACTTGTTCTAATTGTCCACCTAATACAATAGATAATCCTGGTTCAATAAAATCCATATGACCAGACCAACCTGATACAATTAATGGTTTTTTAGATAAACAAAATTCTTGTAATGGTCTACCAAACCCTTCACCTTTAGTTAAACTAATCATAGCTTTTACTTTTTGGTGATTATATAATTCATTTACTTGTTGATCTGTAAGCCCTCCGTTTAATACATAAACATTAGGTAAATCATCATTTTTATATTGCTTTTTAATTTTAGTAATTTTATTTACAATAGCTTCTCTACTCATATAGCTATTTCTACCAGTAGATGCTTTTAATATTAAAGCTGGTCTTTGTTTTTTATTCTTAAATGTTTGGAAGAAATAATCAACCATTAAACCTACATTTTTTCTATCATGACCCATATCACCTTGCATCCAATGTCCTACAAACAAATAACAAAATGTTTCTTTAATAGCACTTAAATCTAAACTTACTTCACTATTTGGTAAATACTTGTATACATCTAAATTAGCACCTTCAAATACAACTTCAATTGGCTTCTGTGTTTTTAGAACATGACCTGTAGTTCTACCTTGTTGGTCTCTTTGTTCAAAACCAATTTCAGAGAATACTTTTTTACTGTGTTTTGAAGAAACCCAATTCATATCCATTCTATTTAAACCTTCAACCCAAGTATGATCACAACCTGTACTTTCAATACCAGCTGTACAGCCAATATTATATTTTCCTATAGGTTGAAATTCACTTGGAATAGTAATTTGCATCCAAATATCTGGTTTTTGTCCTTGAGCTACACCTTGAACTCTATGTTCATCTAAAAATTGCCAATCTTCATGATCTTTAGTAAATCCAAATGGTGTATTACCCCATCTTTGGCTTAATAATTTTACATCATATTTATCTAATTCAATAATTGCTTTAACAATATCTCTAGATCTAGCCCCATATCCACTGTAGGTATCAAAAGGACAACTTATATAAAAACTTGGTTTTTTCATTTAATATATTAATTTATGATTTAACACTTTACTTTTGTCTTCAGTTGCATTTACTATTTCAAAATCTTCTCTTGGTTTCCAAACTTTGAATAATTCATCAAATGCTTCCAATACTCTTTGGCCTTGATGTTTAGCTGTGAATCCAGCTTCATCACTTATAGCCCATTCTCTACCTGCTAATCCTCTTTCATCACGTTCTTCTTTACTCATCTTGTATAATTCCATATACCTTTCAGCTGCATCTTCCCATCTACATCTATCATCATAGATATAAGGTGTTGGAGGTGATCCTTGAATTGATCTTGAAGTTGGATAAACTGGGAATGCCCATTTACCATGCTTTTTATATGTACCTCTATGGTTAGAAGGTACTTCAGGTGTTGGTTCAAACCATTTACCTTCATCATCTACAAATCTCATTTGATCTTGCATTCCACCTGTTACATTAGCAATAATAGGAGTACCTGCTAATATTGCTTCAGTAATGGTTAATCCCCAACCTTCGTTAGATGTTAATAATACTTGTGCATCTGCAATATTATATAAGTAATTTAAGTGTTTTCTATCTAATTTATTAATTGAGAACACACACGCTTTAGGATATTTTTCTTCAAACAAATATTCTCTTACTTGCTCTAGATCAGTACCATGATCAGTTACTACCTCTGTATGTAATATTAATCTACATCTATCAGCTTGTGTTCGTGGTAATTGATCTAAGAAATGTCTAAACGCTAACATTGTATCTGGGATTTGTTTACGTCTAATATTTCTTGAATTAAAGAATAAACAAAAATCAACATCATCACCATTAAAAACACTATTTCTAAAGATTCTCATGTTTTTATAATCTTCATGATCTTTTCTAATAGGAAAGTAATGTTCATGATTTAAACCATGAGGAATGTATTTAAATACTCTATTACTGTTATCACAATCAGCTAATACTAACTCATTAATGTTTTTAGTTTGTTTTGAAATACCCATTAATAAATCACAAGATTCATAAAATGCTTGATTATATCTTGGTGCTGGGTAATCATCCCAAATGTTAATATAAGCTATAGGACATTTTTTTCTAATATCATCTTCCATATTAAAGATGTGACCAAAATATCTTGGATCAGTGAATAACATTACAGCATCAGGTTGTTCAATATCTAATACTTGTCTAACTTCTTCTTCCTTTCCATAACCGCTAACACAGTATATTTTAACTTGAGCATCATCAATTCCAATTTCTTTACCTGTAGCTTCTGATAGATCTACAACCTTTCCTTGATCAGGATGATTAATAGCTCCACCAATATTAACCCAGTTAAAATGATGTGCTGTATGAACAACTATTTCTTTGGCTACTGTTGCTACACCAGAGTGTACTCTAATGTCATCACATACTAGAACAATTTTTTTCCTCTTATTAGGAGGAAGGTATTTAAAACTTTTATTCATTTGATTTTATTATTTTATAGTTCAATATTTGTTTGATTAGTGATTTTCTTTCTAAAATCTTCATCAGTAAGATACAAAAACAGACTACGATCTGCAAGTTTTTGGAACGAGAATTTTCGTCTAACACATTCTACTTTGAAGTCATTGAATAAATCACTTTGGACCTTGACACTTGTTAATGTCATTTTTTTAGGATTTGCCATAATTTTTATTTTTAATAACGTTATATTTGTCTATACATATATGAATATTCACCAAACTACAAAAAATCTAAACCAGCTCCACATAATTCTAACTCTTCTTTAAATGGACAAAAACTACAAGTCCATTTTGAAGGTGTTTTTGGATATGTTTTATCTTTCATCTCTCCATCTGAATTAAAACATTCATTGATAAAATCATTTACTGCCCTTTTTGCTCGGCCTAATTTAATTTTACCACTAGGAGGGGTGAACTGTTGAACCCTATATGCTTGATGGGGTGACATTATTTTTTCATCATCCCAACTTAATACTTTTCTTTTAAGTATAAAAAATTCAACATCAATTTTATCTAAAGGTATACCATACTGTTCTGAAAAGAACTGTTTGTATAATAATAATTGAAATTGTTTATCTTCATCTTTTTTATTGTAATCGTTCCAGCCTTTAGTACTGGTTTTTATATCGATTATTTTAAATGTATCTGAGTTTTCATTATATGTGACAACATCTAGATACCCCATGTATAATACGTTATTATACATTTTATTTGGTGCAACTATAATTGGTATTTCACAACCAACTAAATAAGTACCTTTTTTACTAAAATACCTATTTCGTTTTTTCTTAAACCAATCTAAAATAGCAACTCCATCTTCAAAAAATTCTCTCATTTCAGCAGCATCTGAAAAATGAGAATTATTGTTCTTTTTATATTCTTTTTGGTATTCACCTATAAATTTTTCTTGGAAAAATTCTTCCATATTAATTTCTCTATCAGCAGCAGCAAATGATTTTTCATACGCTACATCAAGATACTTTTGCATCGATTCATGTATGGCTGTTCCAAATACAGTATGAATTGATGAGGTAAATCTCTTTATTTTATCCTTATATTGTAGTTTCCATCTATGAGGGCAACCCCTAAAGATAGACATCTGAGAATATGATATATTTTTCTGATATGCAAAGTTTATCTCAGAGGGTGGATTATTTCTAATCTCCTTAACAATACTTGGTATTTTTTTAGCCAAACTATTTTTTCCATTTATCACGGCCTACTAATAGACCGATTATTCCATAATTAGCAATATCAATGAATGTATCTTCCATACCTTCACCTTTAACAAAATTTTTACCATTAACCAATAAATTTTTTAATCTACTTATTTTATCAGTTAATCTAATTGCTAATCCTGTTAATGAAAATTTCTTATCATCTTCATTATTAATAATATCACCACCTAGGGCAATATTGTTTAATCCATAATCCATATGTTTTCGAGCAAACATTTCATACATTTCTTTTTGAATTGCTTTAAATTCTCCAGATAAATCAGGATATTCTTCTTCAAAAATAGTAATAGTTTGATTTATTTCATCGTCAATATATTCTTCGATTTTTTTCTTTGGATATTTTGAGTTCATTATTTCTCTATCGCTCATATTATTAACTTTTTCTTGTAACATTTCATGGTACGCCTTTATTGAGTCACCCATATCTTTTTTATTTAATTCATCTTTACAAAAGTGGTTCCACCAACTTTTAGGATTGTACTTACTCACTAATTACTGACTTTGTATCAAAGTATCTTTTTAACGTTGATAATCTATCATCTGCATCTACTAAGTTTGTAAGTGCTTCCTCAGCATTTTTATAAAAATCCTCAGTTGAGTGATCACCAATACCAACTGCTTTATTACCTAATAATTCAAGTGATAGTAAAGCTTTAGCTTTATCTGCTTCAGCAGATGTTTTTAACATTATATATAATTCTCTTGTCATTTTAATAGCGGTTTTATTTCTTTTTTATCTAATCCAATAGACGTTAATATAAGAACAATTTCTATATCATCCAAAAAATCTAAATATTCTCTTGCTTCTGTTTTTGAGCATTCCCAATATTTACTTAAATAATCTAATAATTGATTATTTCGTTTTTTAATATTAGATTTTATATATTTGTTCCATCTTGTGTTCTTAGGAACATATTCTTTATAAATGTTATAAATTTGTTCCTTATCTTGTGGAGGCATTTTCTGTGCCTCATTTACTAGCTCTAAATAGTCAGGATTCATAGACATAAATCTGTGAATCATATAGCTGTTCCAGACTTCCCAATCTTTATCAGAAAAGGAGTCTGGATCAGATTTGATTGAATTTATTTGTTTAAGCCAATCAAATATATTTTTCATTTATGCTAATTCATCCTTAAGTTCATCTCTTAATTCTACTGGAACTCCTTCACCTAAAATTTTATTAGTTGTTGGATCATAGAAAATAGGAATAGGCATAATTGCATCTGAATCTGTACCTGCTACAAATTTAGAGATTCTTCTTAAAATAACTCCTGATTTGAAAATACTTCCACCTTCAGAGTTTTTCATACCTTCAGTTGATTTTAAATCAATTTGAGGTTGTTGAATTGGTTTTTCCATAGTTTTACTTATTATTAATTAAATTATTGATTAAACTCATTACATTGATCTCTTTATCTATTCTAAAATTAGCTTTATATTGATGCTCATTAATTAAAATAGCCGCTGTACCTGCTTTACCAGGAAGATATTTGTCAGCATTATCATATAAAAACCTGAATGTTTCTTCAAAATCATCAACGTTTGAGTCCGCAACAATTTGTCTAATAACATTAAATTTAGGTTTATCTTTTTTTAATTCATCTAAAATAGCAGACAAATAACTAGTACTGACAAGCAAAGAATCATCTAGAGTTAACTTGTTCTTAATATTGCTCGTCTGGATAGTGTTAAGCATTTTACGTAAGTCCGGATAGAACTTATTTACAATTTTACCAATGGCAGTTGGTTCATAACTTATGCTTTCTTTATCACAAATACTAGCTAAATGTACTGCAACCTCTTTTTTAGTTGGAGGAACAACTTTAATAGTTTGACACCTTGATTGTAAAGGATCAATAACACGTTCTATATAATTACAAGTTAAAATAAATCTTGTAGTTCTAGAAAATGTTTCAATTATGTTTCTGAGCGACGCTTGCGCTTGTATCGTAAGAAAATCCGCCTCATCCAAGATAACAACCTTGAGGGGCTTAAATGATGCAACCGATGCAAAACCAGAGACTTTATCCCTAATAGTTTCGATCCCACGCTCGTCAGAAGCGTTAATATAAATGTAATCACAATCTAGGTTTTTAGTTATTAATTTGGCTAATGTTGTTTTTCCTGTACCTGCAGGACCATAGAATAGATAATTCTGAATATCATTTTGTTCTAACTGTCTAGCAATTGATTTTTTTAATTTATCATTGCCAACATAATTATCTAAAACTATTGGTCTGTACTTTTCGTTCAGTAAACTATTAGTATTCTCCATATATTGAATAACGTTGTTCTTTAACTGGTTCTATTTCTTTTTCAGTAGTTGAGATAGCATATAACTCACTTTTTAATGGAGCTAATCTATATTCACCTTTAAATCCAGTTCTTACCATATACGCTTCAAGCGTATCAGTCAATGTCTTGTGTACAGGGCCATCTGGTTCATTGGCTACTAATCTCCATTTATCACCTGGTGGTACTCTACGAGCAATGAGAACTTTGTTCTCTATTACTTCAAATTCTATTTTATTTTTCATGTCTATAATATAATTAATTTATTATAAATATCCTACTAACTTCCCCAAGTCTGTGCTTCATTTGCTAAATGACCTGCTGCATTATCCTGTAGTATTCTCATTTTTTCCATTGTACTTTTTTTATCTTGAGTAATAGTACACTCAGTTAATAAAACAGTACCTGCAATTGAAGCAGCATTTTCAAGTGCTGATCTTGTTACTTTAGTTGGATCAATAATACCAGCTTCTTTCATATCAACTACTTCATCTGTTTCTATATTATATCCTGCCCAATGATCATTACCTGAATTAACTAATTTATCAGCTAATATTTGACCTTTAATTTCATCAAATCCAGCATTAGTTAATATCTGATTAAATGGTTTAGCACAAGCTTCAACTACAATTTGAGCTCCTGTTGATTTAGCTTCTAAACCTGATGAAGCGTATAGTAATGCACATCCACCTCCTGGTACAATACCTTCTTCGATAGCAGCTTTAGTTGCATGTAATGCATCATCAACTCTATCTTTCTTCTCCTTCATTTCAGTTTCGGTATTCCCACCAACGTGTACAATTGCTACTCCTCCCACGAATTTTGCCAATCTGTTTTGGAGTTGTTCGGTTTCGTACGGGGTTTTCGCTTTTTCGATTTGCGATTGTAACTCTTCAATACGTGCTTCAATTGATTCAATTTTTCCTTTTCCATCTACTATTGTTGTTTCTTCTTTTCCAATTGTTGCTGTTCTAGCTTCTCCAAACCATTCCCAGCTAAATTTATCTAACTTCATACCTTTTTTCTTATCAAATACAACACCACCAGTTGTGATAGCAATATCTTCTAAGATTAAGGATCTCCTATCTCCAAAATCAGGGGCTTTTACAGCACATACACTTACTGTACCTCTCATTTTGTTAACAATTAAAGTAGCTAAAGCTTCATTATCAATATCTTCAGCAATAATCAATAATGATTTACCTTGTGATGATACTGCTTCTAAAATAGGTAATAATTCTTTAACTGAATTTAATTTATGGTCTAAAATCAAAATTGCAGGATTTTCTAAAACACATTGCATTGTATTATTATCAGTTACAAAATATGGGGATTTAAATCCTCTATCAAACTGCATACCTTCTACTGTTTCAAGATAAGTATCTCCTGTTTTTGATTCTTCAATATGCACTACACCTTCTAAACCTACTTTATCAATTGCCTGAGCAATTAATTTTCCAGTTTCTACATCATTGTTAGCTGATATAGTTGCAACTTGTTCTAATTGTTCCTCTCCTGATATGTCTTCTGATACATTATCTTTAAGATTTGCAATTACTTTTTTAACTGTAGCGTCAATGTCTCTTTTAATTTGAACTGCATTTTCATTTCTTTCTAATGCATCTAATCCATTTTTAATAAACTCACGAGCTAATAGTGTTGATGTAGTTGTACCATCACCAGCTTTTTCAGCAGTTTTAATGGCTGCTTGTTTAATTAGTAATACACCTAATTCTTCACTAGGGTCGTCTAATAAAATATTTTTAGCTACTGTAACACCATCTTTAGTTGATTGAGGTGCTTCAGCTACTCCTTTAAAAATAACAACATTTCTACCATTAGGTCCTAGAGTTGATACAACAGCATCTGCTAATTTATCAATACCTCTCATTAGGTTTACTCTGGCCTGTTTACCGTATTCAATTTTATTTTCCATTTTTATAATTCAGTTAAATTTTGTTTATCTTCTTCTGTTAATTCAGTTTCAGCAATAGCGGCTTCTACTGATTGTTGTACTTTGGCTAGTACTTGATTTTCAGGGCCTACATAATATTCTTCACCATCAAATGGTAATTTAGTAAAACCTTGAGTAGGCAGTACTACTAAATCCCCAACTTTTAATTGCATAGGAATTAATTCACCTGTTAGAGTATATCTACCAAATCCTACAGCTACAACTTCACCGTATTCATTTTTTTCTTTACCCATATCAGGAACAATAATATTCCCATATAATGTTTCTTCGTTTTCTATTGGTTTAACGATAACCGCGTCGAATAATGCTTCAAGCTTTTTCATTTATGTAATTTTTAATGTTAGATTCAATATTATTATAATGATTTAAAAAATCATTTAGTGACTTAAAATGCTCTTTAGTATGTAATTGTTCTTTAGTAATCCTTTCTAATGCCGTACCAAAATCTGCATGAAATGTTAGTGCTTTAGAATATGTTTTACTTTTACCTGTTGATCTAAAATGATTAGCATTTGAAGTAATTTTTTTATTCACTGTATAACAGTGTTCATCTTTCGTAATGAAGAATGGTTCCATACAAGGATCTTCAATAAGTGTTAAGGAGTTCGGTTTTCTTGCCATATAACTATTTATTTGTTTAGACGTCAATATACGAAAAAAACACTGCTAGGACACGCTTTTTTACTAAAACTATTTATTGAATTTTAATTGATTTTGGTTTAGCTTCTTCCGCTAAAGGTATAAAAATATCTAATAATCCATTTTTTAAAGATGCTTCAGTTTGACCTAAATCAAATTTAGGAGCAATTTTATATCTCAAATCAAAGGATTTTTTAGATAAACCTCGGTGAATAGTTCCTTCATGGAATTTTTCATCTTCAGGTTTTTTATAACTAATTTTTAAAATATCCCCTTCAATATCTAAGACTACGTCTTTTTTAGTTAGACCAGTACAGGCAACTTCAAAATAAAGCCCTTTATCGTCAAAGTAAATATTAAGTGGGTGTGGTTGTTTTGTATCTGAAGCTGGTTGAAATGTGCTATCAGAATTAAAGTGGTTTCTAAAAAGAATGTCGAAAGGACTTAAATGCCTCTCTAATAATTGTAATGTACTCATATCATTTTGTTTTGTGGAGCCGAAGCTTCCGGTTAATTAATTTTTAAAACATAACGCGTGCCCTAGCTACGTGTTATTTTATTATACATATATAATAATAAAGAAAAGTCGCTAATCCAAGCTATTTTTAAACTTCTCTTCATCTTCTTCACTCATAAATGCCGCCCATTTTCCTATAGGACAACTAGCAGACATTGATCTTACTTTTAGGTTTAAAATGCAACCACAATCAGCACAACATGGAGCTGTTCCTGGTACTGCACAGCTATAACCTGACATATCAAAGTTGTGACATTGCTCACAAATATTACCTCTGATTTTAGCTATTTCTTCAACATCATCTCTAGTGAATATTCGGTTTTTTATGCCCTCTAATATTTGAGGCATATTACCAAATGCACCTATTAATTTGTTGAATCTACTCATTTAAACCATTTCTTCTACAATACCTACTAATTCACTAACTACAAGTATAACTGTAGCAGCAATTAGATTGATCGGGATAAAAATATATCCAACAATACGTATTGCAGATTTTACAAACGAAACAATTTGGTGTTTCCTTTGATCTGGCATATTAGCCAAATTTTTTCTATCTTTTTCTATTGAGTTAAATTCTTTATTCATTTCTTGCTATATAATAGACGCTTTCAATATCGTCTGAGTTAAACATTAATTTCATCATACCTTTTTTAGATAATTGTAATCTACCTGTAGGCATGTCCTTATTTGAGTTTAAAATTGATTTGAAAATGTCTGAATCAAATGGTATTGATAGATCACTTTCACTAATTTCACCTCTTAATTGGTATGTAATTTTATTAGAAAATCCAGTATTATCACCAAATATAAATTCACATACTTTATTACCATCAAAATCCTCAGTTGTTGTAATTAGCATATTATTTACATCACTTAATGCATTTTTAGCTTTAATTAAATGGTCAACATCTTCCATCTGTAATTCAACATCAATCTCCCACGTATCAGGATCTTCATACCATGTTGTTTTACCTAAAATTAAAATATCTGCTAGTGAATAAGTTAAATCAAAATTTAAATCAGCAATATGCATTTTAGTAAATACTGATTTTATTTTTTCTAATGTGATGGATAAGTCTCCATTAGTAATAGAGATTAGTTTTGATAATTTATCTGTGTCAAATACACCTAATTCACCATCTTCTAAAGCAAAATCCTTTAGATGTACTTTACATACTCTACCTTTTTCACCTGCATAAATTGTGAGGGCATTATCTTTAATTCTCCATTTAACCTGATTATTTAATCCATTTAAATAATACTTTGCTATAACACTTTGTAAAACATTTTTACTTATCATATAATAATATTTTTATTTCTAATTTTATCACTTGGACTAATACCATTTTCACATCTACCACACATATCAAATGTTGATAAAGGTGCTGGCATTATATCATCATATTCGTCAACGAATAAATTACCTAATATTTTTTCTAAACTATAATCCATACAACATAATGAAACATCTCCATTAGGCAAAACAACATTATGATAAAGGTGTTCTATACAACCACAAGTACTAGGACCTTTTTTAGGTGCATGATTTACTCTATCTTTGATTTTATCTAATGCTGGTTTAATTGCTGCTTCGCCTATTAAGTTACCTGCTCTATCCCAAAAATTAGGTATAACAGGATCAGGCCATAATTCTTTTACACAGTCATGAGGTTCACCCATACTCATTACATAAAATGCTTGAATATCATTTTCATATTCTTTAAATTTTTCAAATACCTTATATAGTCTATCGCTTAAAGGATGTTCAGCTATTCGTTCAGCATCTGGGATGTGTAAACAAAACCCACCATTTGGTCCTTTAGTCCAAGGTATATCTTTAACTGCTTCAACATCATCTAAGGTCATACCTACACCTGTTGAAAATGCTGATAATGGATGTCCTTTATAATGAGCATACTGCATCATTTTACTACACTCCTTATTTAACCAAGGTTCAGTAAAACCAGAAAATGTAACTCTAACTTCTTTAGGTAATTTATCACATATTTGAATAAACCTAGCTAATGTTAACATTTTAGGTTGCCCTTTATGAGCATGATAAATTTTTTCTAGTGTTCTTTGAGGACAAAAAGCACAATTAACTACACACCCTTTAGGTGAAATTGAAGTGGTAAATTCCATAGTTGGCCACTTTGTAGTTTTCCAATAATCTCTTTTCTTAAAATCCATATCGTCAATATACGAAATAACTATTATACTTCAAAGGAAGATAATGCATCTAAATGTGGGTTTAAATCTAAACTCCATTCTAAATCATTAAAAAATCCTTCTAATTTATTTAATAAAATTGATTCAAATACTTTTTGTCTATCAGCATATGAATCTAAAAATTGTTTAATTTTATCTGGCATGTCATAGTCAAAGAATGCTAAACCTTCTATTTTATAAGGATTATCTTTTAAATAAATCCATTTAACTTTATCAGCCATAGTAATTAAATTATGTTTTCTATCTAATTGCCATAATTTTAACAAATCATTATAACGAATAGCTGCCCTAACAGGTGCAGGAGCACCTTTTAATATTTCAGTAAACATTTCACCTGCTCTAGCTTTAGTACCTGTATACTTATCTAATTTCTTAACTGAAGTTGGATTACCTAACTTAGCTAAAGGGATGGATCCATCTAAAATTTGTTTTTTAAATGATTTAATCTGGTTTAGAATGTTTTGTTTTTCTGCTCCTTTAAGTACTTGTTGTAAAATATCATTAAAGAAATCTCCTAAAATAGGTGGGAAATTTGCTTTCATAAACTCTAAACCTTTAATGTCTAGTGTTTCTTTTTCAATACCTTCTTGTTTTGTGATCCACTGTGCATAACGTCTAGTAGCCCTAAAATAAGCTGATCTGATTACACATTCAGTTTTCATTTCAAGTCTATGAGTAGTAACATTAAAAGCTTCTTTAGCTAATCTATCATAATCCTCATTTATAATATCTTGATAAGCTAGAGCTACTTTTTCTAATTTATCATCTTTTTCTTTATCAGTAAATTCTTCAAAATTAGGATATAAATGTTTTAATATAGGTTCTGCGTTAAAGTAATTAGAATCTGTATCAACATAAGCACAGTAATTCTCATCATCTTTATCACATATCCACCAAGGAGTATCTTCTATGTGTTTCATCTATATTCTTTTATATCTTTAAATTCAGAACCAGTAATAATATTAATATCATTTTTTAACTGGTTTCTAACTTCATTATATTCAAATATCAATCTAGATGAAGTAATGAAATCTTTATCTTTAATTTTTTTATCTCTAACTCTGTTTTCCAGATCCCATAATATACGATTTACTTTTGATAATTCCAAAAATAACACCCTAACTTCTTTACCATTTTTAGTAAATAAATCTACAACACCTGGATTTAATGTTAAGAATTCCTTCTCAACATTAGCTAGGTTTTCAGGATCCTTCATATTCAATTTTTTGATTTCTAAAATTGAAATTCTATCTAATAATTCGCCATTTGAAATTTCTATCTTCATATTAAAATCTTGTATCACCAGGTATTTTTACAATTGGGCCTGGTTTTTCACCTTGTGAGTTTCTAATTGGACTATCTACTTCTATTTGAAATGTGACATTATTAATTTTAAACCTAAACACTCCTTGTTTTAGAAATTTTTTAAATGCTTTTTCTTGTTTTTCAGACCATAGTTCACTCATAATAATTAATTCTTCTTTACTTATAGGTTCACCATTTGCTGTTATATGCATATTGCTTCTAATGGATTGTTTTTTTAATGTCATATATTTAATTTTAATTTGTTTTTAATTACTTTATTCATATGCCTATTAGCACATAAAGCTGATTCTTGGATAATTCTTTGACCTGATAAAGTAATAGCTTCTGATAAAATTACATTACCATATCTAAAACTACCTAATGCTGTTGCTCCATATAAACTATTAAGCAAAATTTTCATTGTATATTGCATTAAATAGTTATATTCACCTTTTTCTGTGTCTCCAGCTTTGTAAGCTTTCTTCATACGTCCCTTATAAATAACACGCTCATCAAACCATTTTTTAAGAATTGTAGATAAAACTGATTCTCTATCTGTCTCAAAAAATACTCCATTAGCTGATATTGCTAGGTTATTTTGTTCAATCATTTGAATCAATTTTTTTACAGGAACATAAGCTTGTTTACGGTGTTTATTTTCTACTAATAATTCTTCTTCAGGATCGCGTTCTTTTAAATCGTTAAGAGCCAATCTATTATTACGGTCATCTGCATCTATGATACGACCCTTGAGTGTTTCTTTACCAATGTTAATTGACATAATTATAGATGGATACAGCGATGTTAAATCCTCATCAAACATATACTTGTACAATCCAGCTTTAGGGCAAAATAAATAACCACCAGCATAATTCTTTTTATGAATTGGATTAGCATCTCTTCTAGGTGGAATTATATTTTGTGATAATAAATAAGCTGAAATAGCACCATCTTGTGATACTGTATTGGCATAAACTTCACTATAATTATGTTTACCTTTGTGTGATAAATTTTTAGTTAAAGCAATATACTGTAGTTTTTCATCTAATTTTTGAAGTATTTCAACATCAACAAAGTTATATTGAATAAATTTAAGTATGTCAGTTTCAAATAATTGATCAAGATTACCTTCATATTCAACTTTACCTATACCAGCATATTTCTCTCCAATAGCATTTAATTTCCAGCTTGGTTCATCTTTCCAACTATATTTTTTATGTAAACGCATATAATCTAAAGATTCAACTCCCACAATTTCTACAAATTGATTACGTTTATACCAATATTGATTACCTTTTTTACAATTTACTTTACCAATTGGAGATAAATGTCTAGCAAAATCTTCACCTATTGTATTACACATTCTATAATACAAATAAGGAATATCAAAGAAATCACTATTATAACCAATTAAAATATCTGGATCTATGTCTCTAATAAATTCAATAAATTTACCTAATAACTCATTTTCAGTTCTACAAGGTATAATTTCTTTATTTTTAGCTTTAGTATGTTTTAATTGATTCTTTTTATCAAGAATTAAAATATGCCAAGTATCAGGGGTTTTATCCCACCAAGCAATAGAAGTAATAGGCATAGGAGCACTTTCAATATAATCTTCAGTTAATGCTCCTCCAATTTCACACTCAATATCAAAAAATACTTCTCTATGTCCTGTAGAAGGTTCATCATTAACACCATACTTTTCAATTAAGAATTTCTGATATGGTTTCATATCATGAAAATGTATATTTGAAGTATTTTTATCCCAAGTATAAGTTTTAGATAATTTTTCACCATTAATCCCAGTGAATTTACCATTTGGGTCTTCAACATAAGCTGGGTTCCACCATTCTAATTCATCATAACCTGCTTCGTCCCAAAGATGTATTTTGAATTTATTTTTTCCTAAACTTGTAGCATAACATTTTTTATAACTCATCTGGTCGTATTGTTGATAATATTTCCATTAAATCTTCAACTTCAAACTTACATAGTTGCCCTTCACATAAATCTTGACAACATTTATCAGTATTTAAATAAATGAATTCTAATTTTTCATCTATCTGTTTCCACTGTTCTTTAGATAATTGTTTCACTCTTATGAAATTTTTGTAATTCATCATTAGAGAAAAACTTGGTTAAATCAGGTCTAAAGTAATTAATACTTTTCATTACTTTTCTATCTCTGGTACGGTAGACAATATACCGTCCTTCCTCGATTTTCTCAAAATGACAGGCCTCACCTTGTTCCTTACTTCTCTGGCTGACACTCTGTATGGCTTCTTCTTTAGTTTTACAAGCTTTCGACATATTGCTTGCTTGTACCTCTTGATATGCAGGCCATATCTTATCTTTAAGGCCGTGTAACATAACACCGTTCCCAAGGGAAACATAAGCAATGTCGCACAAAGCGTCCAAAACCTCCACAATGTCTCCGTTTTCGCAAGCTTCTCTATATTCTTCGAGCTCTTCAAGTACGAAATCATATACGAATTGCCATTCTTTTTTCTCTGGGATAGTTGGTTCATAGTTATTTGGTTTGTTAAATGTTGCGTTAAACGTTTCCACTTCATTTACAAATGGTACATTACCATTTTCCTTTGAATTATAGACCTCAAAGTCTAGTTTTAATTGATTACTCATTATCTTTTTGTTTATTTACGAATTCCATAAATGATCCATCTTTATCATTACTTAATCCACCTATAGTATAGATTTTATTATCTTCTTCATTTGTCCATACCTTAGAATTATCTTCTCTTTCTGCAAACTCTAAAAATTCATCTGATTGTAAATAATCTTGAATTGGAGCTGCATCAGATCTTTCCCAAGGATAAACTATCCATTCATCACCAACTTCTTTAGCGTAAAAATTGGGTGTAAATTTAGATGTTGGTTTGTGGTGTAAAACCGCCCAATAAGCACCTGGTGCTTTACTTAATGTTTCTCCTGTATCATTAATATCATCTACTACTAAAGTATTTTTACCTGGGTGTAATACAAAAGGTAAATCTAATTGGTGAGATATTAATACTGCTGGGATTAATCCACCTCTAGGTAATCCCATTACTGAATCAATATTCGGATATTCCGTTATAATCTTTTCACATAATACCTTTACTGTTGTATTTATGTCATCCCAACTTAAAAATAACTTATTTTCTTCTTCGTTTAATAATGCCATTTAATTATATATTATGTCCTCCGTTATTAATTTTTAAACTATCAAAGAATTCCTTTCTTGCTAAATTATCATTATCTCTAAATACTCCAGTTGCTTTTGTAGTAACCATAGCAGCACCTTGATGTTTGACACCTCTACAACTTACACAATTATGTGTTCCTACTACTGTAACAATTACACCTTTATTATTCTCACAAATTTTATTTACAGCATTATGAATTGCTGATGTTAATTGTTCTTGAATTGCTCCTCTCCTTCCAAACAATTCTACTATTCTGTTTAGTTTAGATAATCCAATTACTCTACCATTATCTCCAACTACATAACCAATATGAACAACACCTCCAATTGTTTGGTGGTGATGAGAACACATTGAAGTTAATGGAATATTTCTTTCAATTACAATTCCATCATAACCATCAGATGGGAATGAAGTAATAGGAGACATTTCAGTATATCTACCTGCCCATAAATCATTTACGTAAGCTT